TTTTTTTTTTTTTTTTTTTTTTTTTTTTTTTTTTTTTTTTTTTTTTTTTTTTTTTTTAACCACGCAAGGCTCAGATATCCACTAAGCCTATTGTTTCTGTAGAGGTGACAGGTGATAATCTCTCTTAGGTTCACGACTAACACGATCAGCAATTTCTTCAGTAGGAGGATCTTTATTAAACAGGTCATAAATCCTATGAAGTTTTGGAAAATCATAATATTGATCGGCAGTAATGGTTATACCCCATTTATAATTACAAGAACGATAAATACTTTCCTCACTCTCTTTGATTGATTCCTTAATCTCATCATTGAGCACGTTAAATTTGGAGCAAATGGTTCGAAAAGCCTCTTCCAAAAGATAATAACAGTGAGGATTGGTGCCCATAGTATCATAGGCTAAACCAATACACTTACTTAAAAACAACCCAGGCACAATCACCTTATTCTGACCAAACAACTTGCTTATAATCACAAATGTAGGCCTCCAAGGTTCTGGGTAACCGGTAGACTCATTAAGAACAAAATAACGTTGCAAAAACTTAATCATTGAGCCACCTTTAATTTGACCAGTACTACGATCTATTTCAGTTAAAAAAGTATCAGAACTAACAAACGAACCTACTTTAAGATTCTGGCTATGACGTTCCTTGATATACTCAAAGAATCCTTTCCCTGTAAGCCAATGCTTATAATCTTCAGGGATCTTTCCAAAGACATCATCACCTTGAGCACCAAAATTTAAATCAGGGTCAGTGAGTGCCTTTTTCCACATAGTCTTAGGAAGACTATGAAGGAGCCAGCTAAACCATAATACTATCATGTGAAAAGTATTAAAATCGGAGGTATTAAAATCTCCGGAAAACAGACATCCAAGAACATATCTGAAACAAGTACCAAACCACTTAACAAAGTGGGATGAGGTATGGGTACATATGAACAAGATTAAGGCGTTCAACACCTTAGCATCACTCCCATTAGGGTCATCTATGACCAAAGTTATATAGCAGGAAGCTATATACATAACTAATTCGCTCCATTGAGCACTTTGGTCTTTTCCAGAAATATCTCCAGAGAAGCACTCACACTTTCGTTTAGAATTATTCGGATTATTCTTCCAATTCAAATGATTGAAGAATCTTTTTGCACCATTGTATCCCCAGGTGAATCCAATAAAATTAGCACCTGTATTTTGACGTAATTCATGAAACCATTTAAACAATTTGTAGGTTATCAAATACACCCACTCAGGAACAATAAAGAAGACTCGAGTTTTCTCATGATCAGGCTCTTTCCCAACTTCTATTTGGAAAACATCATCAACATCAGTCTTTGTTTCAACTTTGACATTGAGTCTCGTGATTGAAGGCTTCATAGTCTTCATCAACTCGAGGGGAGTTACATTAGGATTTCTAGCACACATATAATACATCTTGGTTATAGCATCAGCAAGATATTTACAAGAACTTATAAACTGTTCTTCCTTTGTAGCAACACCTTTTCTTATGAGTTTTACCCCATAAAAATCTTCTTTATATGGTTTAACATGAAGGAAACCGGCGGACTTTTTACCCCTAATAGGTATTTCAAGTAGAGTTTGGAATGTCCAATCAAGGTAGCCCCTAATATAACCACAACTCACATTCTGGTCATTGAGGCACAATAATCTAGCCCTAGCATAAAGTTCAGGGTCAGGGTTCTGGAACATTTCATCTCCACACTTTACAATTTTAACAAGCGTCTTATAAAGTCCAA